CCATTGTTCAACATCAAAGGTTGCTCCGAATTTCTTGGAAAGCATGGTCAGATTTATACTATGCCAGACAAGACTAGTGAACTTGTACCGTATTTGGATGTTGAGGATTTTGAATTTCTCAAACGCAAAAGCATTTATCACCCTAAACTAGGTGTTCATGTTGGAGCGTTGCTAGAGAAGTCAATTTTTAAATCATTGCATTGTTACATGCGTCCTAAAGGAGCCCCACTAACACCTGAACAAGCGTGTGCCCAGAATTTGGATACAGCACTACGCGAGTGGTTCGGACATGGTGAGGAGATTTATGAGGAAAGACGTAAGCAAGTCAAAAAGGTTGCCCAAGATAATAACATCACGCATTTGTGTGAGTTACTAGATTGGAGTTACGACGACCACATTCGTAATTGGCATGTGAAGTACTCCCCCGATAGTGTCGAATCTGAAGGAGAGGAGGAAGTCGTATATACTAGGCAATCTGGTGATGAGTCAAGTTTATCTCTTATAGCGGAAGCACAATATGCTCAAGCTGCAGAGGATGTACCATTAACTCAAGTTGGTAAAGACTACCCGCTTTTCCTATTTGGAGAATTAGATCTTGTGTTCCAAGGTATTATTGGAAATAGAAATATATATCTCATAGTTGAAGTTAAACGGTCTGACAAACAAAGACATAAAGCCAAAACTCAAATGACTAGGTGGTTTGCGGGATTACGTGCTATAGCTCCGGCTGTAGATTTGATTTCCGCTACCTATACAGGTATGAGATGGCGCATTCGTGAGACGCATTTTGGTAGTGAGAAGGCTGTGTATGATTACATGACCCGAGCTGCTATTACGCCATTCACTTGTGCAATGCTTGAGTATCTTGATGCTCTACCAACCCGTCCAAGCGAGACGTTAAATCACTCCCAGTTTGAAATCTGATGGTTAGCAAAATTTCTTTTTGTATATGGATACCATACGAACCTCTTTTGTTTATTATGAGTTAGTATAGGCTTTGCAAAATGTACATAGATGCTCCGGGTGGAGTGTCAAATGAACTATAGAACGTGTGTAATCGTAACACGTATCCGAATATATAATGATTAACAACACTGTAAATATTGTAAATATTGAAAATAGTTATGAGCGCTACACTCGAGAACATGTAGTAGTGGTGGATACCACGAGACGCGGGGAGGACGATACTGATGTTTGGATCGAAATACCGCGTGTTACGCTTTCACTCAGATTGAAATACACGCCTCAAGCGGGTACTGAATTGAAAGAGAAAGGTGACAAGAAAATAAAGAGTAAATCGTATATGAAGCTATATGAACGTAATAAGCGCGCATATGAGACTCTTATCAAGAATGCTCAGCAGTGTACTAAAAATAGTCCCACCTATGAGTGCTCTCTAGTTCCCGGTTTTAAACCTCAATCAGGTATTGAAGGTGTATCACTGATGAACACGACTTTGAACGAGAAGTCGCAAAATATCTCGTTCTCCGATCAACTCGAAACCAAGATGTATGTAGTTGATTCTGAAGT